GCTCATATTTGACCCGGAGGGGGATTTTCAGCCGGGATTCGGACCAGGCCGCGCGACTCGCACTCGACGCGTTTTCTTGTGTGTTCCTTTCCGCGTCGGGAGGGGTTGCTTGAGTCGCGTGGTCTGACCTGAATCCCGGTCGAACTACACCACAACATACCGTCGCAGGGGTGAAACTGAATGCCGCGCAAGGCAAAGCCAATCGAAGTACCGAAGAGGCCGCCCCGTTCCCCGGAAGAGGCCGAGGATCGTCTAATCTCCCTGGCAACCACGAGGGCTGAGATGATGCTGGCCGAGGGTACGGCGCCTCCGTCGGTTGTGATCCACTATCTCAAACTCGGCACCAGTCGCGAGAAGCTCGAACAGGAGCGACTCCGCGCCGAGAACAAAATGCTCAAGGCCAAAGCCGAAGCACTCGAGGCTTCCGCTAGAGGCGAAGAGGCGTACGCGGAGGTGCTTAGAGCGTTCCGCGCTTATTCCGGCGGTGGTGTCGGTGAGGACGTACTCTGAACTGATCGAGCTTCCGGATTGGGACTCGAGACTGCGCTACTTGCAGACTTTCTCGGACCCATACGCACGCACATTCGGCGATGGGCGCTACCTGAATCAGCGGTTCTATCACTCGCCGGAGTGGAAGAGGTCTCGAGACATCACGATCGCCCGAGACCTGGGACGAGACTTGGGTGTCGAGGGGATGGAGATACAGGGAAAACTCCTTGTTCATCATATGAATCCGATGAAGCCCGAGGATCTCATAGATTTCAATCCTTCGGTGCTCGATCCGGAATACCTCATAACCGTGTGCCACGATACGCACAACGCTATACACTACGGCTTCGCTCGAGAGAGTGAGCTGATCGAACGTCGAGAGGGCGACACCAAGCTATGGTGAACAAGTATCGAGACGAGCTCTTTCACTACGGCGTTCCGGGAATGAAGTGGGGTCAACGCAAGACCTACCAGAAGGTCGGTCAGCAGACCATCGGCTCGAAGTCCACGGCGCAGATCATCGCCGACAAAAGAGCTGCACTTCGCTCGGAAACCCAAGGCCGATTCGCCAAGGCATCCGTCTCGTACTTCGCCAAAATGGCCGGAGTCCAGCGAGGTGCCGCCAACGCGAAGAAGAAGCACGACGCCAAGGTCGAGCGAGAGCGGAAGAAGAAAGAACGGGAGCGGATCCGTGCCGAGAAGGCCGCCGCTCGAGAAGCAAGAAAGGCGGCACGAGGCAAGTGACCCGTTACAAGGACGAGCTGTTCCACTACAGCACAAAGCCCTCCACTGCACAGCTCCTTCGCAAGAAGAAGCGCATTTCGGCGGAAGAAGACGCGCAGGCCGACGAGAAGGCGCCCGAGAAGAAACTTTCCCGTCGCCAGATGCTCCTCCAGGCCCTCCAGAAGAACCCGACGAAGATCGGGACTGATGCGGATGAGCCTGAGGAGGACGAAGAAGATGAGTCGGAGCAGGACCTCTCGGTTAAGTCCAAGCGCAAGAAGCTCTCTTCCAAGAGCGTGAAGGGCAAGCCGCGCTTTCCGATTAAGAAGGCTTCGCGCTGATGGCTGATGGGTCGATTCTCCAGACCATCAAGAAGATGCTCGGCCTCGAGGCATCGTATACGGCATTCGACGACGAGCTCGTCTCGCACATCAATTCGGCGATCTTCGAGTCGGCCCAGCTCGGCCTTCCTCGTTTTCACATCACCGGCCCGACCTCGACGTGGGGCGAATGGCTCGGCGAGGACGAGTTCAAAATCGAGGCGGTCAAGTCTCTGATCTACGCACGCGTTCGACTCGATTTCGATCCACCGAACAACTCTTACGTCACCGAGGCGTTCCATAAGAGGATCGTCGAATTGCAGTGGCGCATCAACCAGGAGAAAGAATTCTCATGAGCAGCTCCATATCTCGCCCAGAGGATGTCCTTGCGCATCACGGCGTTAAGGGCATGAAGTGGGGTATTCGCCGTTCTCGCAAGAGCAGCGGCTCGAGTCAGACGGGCCCTGAGAAGCGGGAGGCTCGTAAGGCGTCATCTCTGTCTGACGCAGAGCTTCAGCGTCTCGTGAACCGAGCCAACCTAGAGCGTCAGTACAATCAGGCGTACGGCCCCAAGCCCTCTCAGCGCAGTCGCCTCAAGAAGCAGCTCGCCTCGCTTCCGGGCGACATCGCCGTGAGTGCCATCCGCAACGTCGGCACGAAGTACGCCACCAATTATCTTGACAGTGCCGTATCCGCAGGAGCCAAGGCGTCGAAGAAGCGTAAGAAGCGGAGCTGAGCTCTTAGATGCTCAGTAATACCGCAACCCCGCGTTATTACGCCGAGTTCCGTGCGCGAGTCCTGTCGGGGGAGATCCCGGTATGCCACGAAATTGAACTGGAGATGAATCGGATCGATGACCGTGTTCGTAATCCTAGTTTCTACTATGACGATTTTGCGGTCGAGGGTTTCATCCGCTTCTGCGAATCGGAGATGACTCTCACCGACGGTCAGGATCTGGTCCTTCTGGACTCGTTCAAGCTGTGGGCCGAGGAGATCTTCGGATGGTGGTATTTCGTCGAGCGCTCGGTCTTCGTACAGAACGAGAACGGTCGCGGAGGACATTTCGAGAAACGCAGAGTCAAGCAGCGCCTCATCAACAAGCAATACATCGTCGTTGCTCGAGGCGGAGCCAAGTCTCTGTATGAGACGCTGCTGCAAGCGTATTTTCTCACTATCGATACCACCACGACCACGCAGATCACTACCGCCCCGACGATGAAACAGGCCGAGGAGGTCATGCAACCTCTTCGAACCGCCATGACTCGGAGCAAGGGCCCCCTATTCTCGTTTCTGACCGACGGCGAGATTCGAAACACTACGGGTTCCAAGGCCGATCGTCAGAAGCTCTGCTCCACCAAGAAGGGCATTCAGAACTTCATGACGAATAGCATCGTCGAGGTCCGCCCCATGTCCATCGACAAACTTCAGGGGCTCCGACCCAAGCTCTGCACGGTGGATGAGTGGCTCTCCGGCGATATTCGAGAGGATGTCGTCGGCGCTCTCGAGCAGGGAGCGTCTAAGGTCAACGACTGGCTTATCGTGGCTGTCTCCTCCGAGGGCACGGTCCGAAACGCCAGCGGTGACGACATCAAGATGGAGCTCCTCAAAATCCTTAAGGGCGAATACCGAGACGAGCACACGTCCATATTCTACTATCGCCTTGACGATGTCAAAGAGGTCGGGAATCCTGACACTTGGCTAAAGGCTCAGCCGAACCTCGGCATGACCGTCACTTATGACACATATGCTCGAGACGTTGAGCGAGCCGAGAATGTCCCCTCAGTCAGGAACGATATCCTAGCCAAGAGGTTCGGTCTTCCCATGGAGGGATACACGTACTTCTTCACCTACGACGAGACGATTCCGCATAGGAAGCAGGATTTCTGGCAGTTGCCCTGCGCTATGGGTTGCGACCTGTCTCGAGGCGACGACTTCACGGCGTTCACGTTTCTGTTCCCCCTCAGCGGAGATCGTTTCGGTGTGAAGACTCGGTGCTACGTTTCCGAGAAATCCGTCCTGATGCTCCCCGCATCACTGCGACGCAAGTATCAGGAATTCCTCGACGAGGGCTCCCTTCAAGTCATGGACGGAACTGTTCTCGACATGATGGAAGTCTACGAGGATCTCGATCGCTACATTCTCGACCAGAATTACGATGTTCGAGCAATGGGGTTCGACCCGTACAACGCTCGAGCGTTCGTGGAGCGCTGGACTCGAGAGAATGGCGAATACGGAGTCGAGAAAGTCATCCAGGGCGCTAAAACCGAATCCGTACCTCTCGGAGAGATCAAGAACATGGCGTTCAACCGTCTGCTTCTCTTCGATCAGGCGATAATGCAGTTCACAATGGGGAATTGCATCGCCCTGGAGGATACCAACGGCAACCGCAAGCTCTACAAGGACCGCAGAGAGCAGAAGATCGATTCCGTGTCGGCACTGCTCGATGCTTGGGTTGTATACAAAGTCCACCGAGAGATATTCGACTGAAAGGAGGCCGGCGGTGTCATTCGCGTCCAGGCTCAAGCACGCCTACAACGCGTTCACGAATCAGGACAGATCACCGGGCTGGAATCTTGGTACTTCCTACGCCAGTCGACCCGATCTCCCTCTCAGCGTGTACAATATGGACTCGTCCATTGTCAACACGCTTTACAACATCATCTCGATCGACGTGGCGGCTACTCCGATACGGCATATTCAGCTGGGCGAGAATGGCCGCTTCGAGTTCGAGCGAGCGTCGTCTCTCAATGACTGCCTCGAGTTCGCGCCGAACAAGGACCAGAGCGGGCGAGCCTTCGTTCAGGACATCGTCCATACATGCTTCGAGTACGGCGCAGCGGCCGTGGTGCCTGTCGACACGGACCTGAACCCGAGGGAATCGAACACCTTCGAGATCAAGTCCATGCGTGTCGGCTATGTGACGCAGTGGTATCCGGATCACGTCAAGGTACGGCTTTACAACGATCGAAAAGGCGAGCGTGAAGAACTGATTCTGCCGAAGAGGACTGTGGCCATCATTCAGAACCCGTTCTACGAGGTGATGAACAAGCCGAACTCCACTCTTCAGCGCTTGGCGCAGAAACTCACCCTTCTGGATGTCGCGGACAAGAGGGCGTACTCGGGCAAGCTAGATATTATCATACAGCTGCCCTACACCATCAAGTCCGAGGGTCTGCAGAAGCGAGCCGACGCCAGACTGAACCAGATTTCGGATCAGCTCACCAAGTCGACGTATGGAATCGCCTACGCTGACGGCACGGAGAAGATAACCCAGCTCAACCGTCCGGCCGAGAGCAACCTTCTGGCCCAGATCCAGTATCTGACCAAGGAGCTCTACGCTAGACTCGGCGTCACCGAGAACGTCTTCAACGGTACGGCCAAGGAAGAGGAACTCGCGCAGTACTGGAACCGAACGGTTGAACCGATGCTCGACGCAATTTCGATCGCGTTCACGCAGACGTTCCTCACCAAGACCGCCAGGACACAGGGACAGCGAGTCAAGTACTTGAAGGATCCGTTCCGCCAGGTACCGCCGTCCAAGATGATCTCGGCGCTCGACACACTCCTTCGAGACGAGGTCATCTCGTCCAACGAAGGCCGTTCGTATCTGTCTCTTCCGCCCGCTCCTGACGATGGCGCGGACGCCCTGCAGAATGCGAACATCAACCCGTCCGCCAGCACGGCTCTGGACGCATTGCCGTCTCAGGCCACGCCGGCCCAGGACGAGTACGACACTGAACCTACGGACGGAGGTCAAAATGGCGTATGACTTCAGCGGGTACGCCACAAAGAACGACCTGACCTGCTCAGACGGTCGGATCATTCGCCGCGACGCCTTCCGTGACAACGACGGAGCCACCGTCCCGCTTGTGTGGCAGCACGGTCATAACGACCCTGCGAACGTCATTGGACACGCGAAGCTCGAGAATCGCAAGGACGGCGTGTACGCCTACTGCTCCTTCAACAAGACCGACGCGGCTGAGACTAGTCGCGAGCTGGTCGAGAACGGAGACGTGGACTCGCTGTCGATCTATGCCAACCGCCTGTCCCACTCCGGACCTAGCGTGACGCATGGAAACATCGTTGAGGTCTCGCTCGTGCTTTCGGGTGCGAACCCAGGGGCGCTCATCGACAACGTGGCCATTCAGCACTCCGACGGATCCTACGAGGACGCCGAGGATGAGGCCATCATCTACACCGGCACTACCCTCTCGCACTCGGACGAAGAGTCCGAGGATGAAGAGGACACCGAAGAGGAAGAGGAGACCGACGTGGCCGACGAGGAGTTCGACGTCAACGAGTTCGTTGACTCCCTCACCGACGAGCAGGTTGACACTCTGTATGATTTCATCCAGTCCCTCCAGGACGAGGATGACGACAACGACAACGACGAGGCCGAGCACGGTTTCGGCAAGGAGGATGTTCTGGTGCACTCCAACATCTTTGAGGGTTCAGACGAGCCGGTCTACGGCGAGGTTCTGTCCCACTCCCAGATTCAGGAGATCTTCGAGGACGCCGCCCGCCCGGGCATGACCCTCAAGACTTCGTTCCTGGCTCACGCTCAGGACTACGGCATCAAGGAGCCGGAGAAGCTGTTCCCCGACGCAACGCTGGTGGACAATGAGCCCCAGCGCGTCATGCGCGAGAACAGCTGGGTCTCCAAGGTTCTCAACGGCTGCAAGCACACGCCGTTCTCCAGGGTTAAGACCCAGTGGTCCGACCTGACACCTGACGCTCTTCGCGCCAAGGGCTACGTGAAGGCCAGCCGCAAGAAGGACGTCGTCTACGAGGTGGCCAACCGTACCACCACTCCGACCACGATCTACAACAAGACTCGTATGGACCGCGACGACATCCTGGACATCACGTCCTTCAACGTTGTCGCCTGGATGAAGCAGAACCTGCGTCTCGCTCTTGACGAGGAGCTGGCTCGCGCTATCCTGATCGGTGATGGTCGCGACGTGTCTTCCCCGGACAAGGTCAAGGAGGCCAACATCCGTCCGATCTGGAAGGATGATGAGCTCTTCGCCCACAAGGTCACCCTTGATGCCGCTGCGGATCAGTACGCCGTCATCGACGCCGTTCGCCGTGCCAGGAAGAACTACAAGGGCTCCGGATCCCCGGTTCTCTACACCACCAACGAGTTCGTCTGCAACCTGCTCGAGCTCCGCGACAAGAACAACCGGTACGTCTTCCAGACCCCGCAGAACATCGCCACCAGCCTGAACGTCTCCGACCTGGTCGAGGTCGAGGTCATGGAGGGCGCCGAGCGTGACGAAGGCGGCAAGCGCAAGCTGCTCGGCATCATCGTCAACCTGGCCGACTACACGCTGGGTGCCGACAAGGGCGGCGAGGTCAACTTCTTCGACGACTTCGACCTGGACCTGAACCAGCAGAAGTACCTGCTGGAGACTCGCTGCTCCGGCGCGCTGACCAAGTACAAGAGCGCTCTGGTCATCGAGCAGAAGACGGCCTGATTCGTCAAAATGGCTAAGTTCTTCGGAAAGATCGGTTACGGCGAGTCCGTGCAGGTCAAGCCCGGGGTTTGGCAGGACAAGATCACCGAGAGATCGTACTACGGCGACGTCACGCGAATGATGAAGCAGTACGTCTCGACCGATAAGGTGATTCCGGATCTCCGCACGAACAATCAGATCCGCATTCTCGCGGACGCGTTCGCTCTGGAGAACTTCACGGCCATCAAGTACGTGGAATGGATGGGGGCGCGCTGGTCCGTCAGCAATGTCGAGGTCGCACGCCCCCGTCTAGTCCTCGACCTCGGAGGGGTGTACAATGGGCCGACTGCAACTCCATGAGTCTTTGGTTGGGGCCCTTGGCTCGGACCATGTGTACTACCAGCCACCGGAATCAGTCAAGCTCGTCTACCCGTGCATTGTTTATCAGCGCAACAACGCTTCCCCGTATTACGCAGATAACGTGCTGTGGTGGAACTTGATCGGGTATCAGGTCACGGTCATCGATCGCGATCCGGATAGTCCCGTAAACGACAAGGTGGCCGCAATACCGACGGCTCGATTCAGCCGCTTCTTCGCGACTGAGGGCCTCAACCACAATGTGTTCACCATCTACGCTTAGGAGGATGCAGCATGGCTGCTCTCACCTGGGACCAGGATGGCGCTCGCGTCTACGAGACTGGTGTTGACCACGGCGCTCTGTACGTCGTGGACTCGAGCACCGGCAAGTACGGCAAGGGCGTGGCCTGGAACGGTCTCACCAAGGTTACCGAGACCCCGTCAGGCGCCGACATCTCCGATGTCTACGCGGACAACATCAAGTACCTCTCCCTCCAGGCCGCCGAGACCTTCGAGGGCACCATCGAGGCCTACACGTTCCCCGACGAGTTCATGGCCTGTGATGGCACCGAGGCTGCCGAGGCCGGAGTCTACCTCGGCCAGCAGGCCCGTGCGAAGTTCGGTATCGCCTACCGGACCGTCAAGGGCAACGACACCAAGGGCAACGCGTTCGGCGAGAAGATCCACGTTCTCTACGGTCTGACCGCTCAGCCTTCGGAGCGCGCTTACAGCACGATCAACGACTCCCCTGAGGCTATCAGCTTCTCCTGGAGCGTCAAGTCGACCCCCGCCGCGGTCACGGGCCACAAGCCTGTTTCCGTCATCACGCTCGACAGCACCGTGCTCACCACCGCGAAGTACAAGGCCGCCACGGAGACGCTGTTCGGCAAGTCCGACGCAGATCCGAAGCTCCCCACTCCGGACGAGCTCATCACCGTCATCAAGACCGCGGCTTGAGATACGCCTGCGCCCTCGGTTGATCACAAAATCCTGAGGGCGCAGCGCCTCGATAGGAACACACATGCTCACACTTCATATCCACGGTGAGGAGAAGTACGACGACGTACGCAATCTCTTCATTCCAGGAATCGTCACCGAGCTGAAGCTCGAACACAGTCTTCTGTCGCTGTCAAAATGGGAATCGATCTGGAAAGTGCCGTTCCTCGGTAATCGAGAGCGTACTGCCGAGCAGTCACTCAGTTACATCGAGTGCATGACAATCGGGAGGGTCAACCCTCTGGCGTACTCCCATCTCACACCCGAACATGCTCAGAAGGTTGCCGATTACATCAACGACCCGATGACAGCGACGACATTCCGAGATCAAGGTCCGGGTTCACGAGAAATCATCACTTCGGAACTGATCTACTACTGGATGGCCACTTTCTCCATTCCGTTCGAATGCGAGAAGTGGCATCTGAACCGCCTCATGACTCTGATCCGTGTCTGCGGCGAGAAGAACAAGGATCCCAAGAAGATGAGCCGGGCCGAGATAGCTCGTCAGAACCGTTCGCTTAATGCGGCCCGTAGAGCGAAGATGGGAAGCAAGGGATGATCACAGGAACCATCTCCGGGAAGTCCAACCCGGGGTCCACTGTCGTTGTGGACGTGGTTAACGGGTCTTCTACCTCTCTCACCACGATCGATGGGGACATCAATATCCAGGCAGTTGGATCCGAGGGCGCTTACACCCGAATCTACGTCTACTACACGGACAATACGAGCGCGAAGTACACAGGAACCCTCAGCGAGAAGCGTCCGATCTCGTTCAACGCGACCAAGAACACCGGAGGTGGCGGAAACGGCAATGTCCTCATCCTGCCAGTCGGTGGCGAGGTTCCGTCGGGGACGCCGTCGAACACGGTGATCGTGCGTAGGACCGTCTGATGGCCATGCGAATCCGCGGATCCGTTAAAAGCTCGGATCCGACGAAGCCGCTCAGTTACATGGGGGCGTTCAAATCCGGCGACTGGGGACTCCTCGTCGTGGCCGGACAGTTCGGAACGCAGGGGGATGCCACGCCTGCGGGCTGGACCGGCATTTACGACTCGGACAAGAAAGGCGAGAACTGGATTCGCTCAACCACAGTGGCTGTGCACAAGGCCCAGTGGGGCACCGAATTCCGTAACATCAACTGGGGGTCCAAGAACACCGAGTACAAAGGGCGCCAGTGCGCGTATCTTGTCGTGATCGACGGGTCCACCATCGACGATATGAAGCTCGAGGCGATTCACAGCACTGAGAACGCTCAGCTCATAAGCGACGTCCCATGCTTCGGCATCATGACGATGCACGCCACGGCTGCCGAGGACGTCGTCGCTTTTCCCAGCACTACTACTATCATCACGGATGGCGCTTGGGGGAAGAAGACCGATGCGAGTTGGAGCTCGATCGCGGTTAACTATGCCACGGCTCCGTTCACCGCGCCGGCGGGCGGGACTGTCGCTAAGAGTCGCACATTCGTCAAGGTTACGGAGCACGCCGAGCAGGCGAGCGAAGACCCGACGATGGCTAACGGCACGCGAGTGGAGTACTTCGTCTGGTCCGGTACCGAGGCGATCTCGTGCGTCAGCATGAAGGCGATCCCTTACGGATCTCGCTCCGTTGAGGAGATGCTCAAGACCCCGAAGTTCTTCGTAGCCCATCGAGGCGGGTCTGCATCCTGGCCGGAGCACACGGAACGTGCATATTCTCAGTGCCCGATCTTCAAATGCCACGGCCTTGAGATGAGTTGCGGGCAGTCGAGCGACGGCGTGTGGTTCGGATGCCACGACCAGTCGCTTTCGCGCCTTGTTCCAGCGCTCACCAAGCCTGTGGACCAGTACACATGGGACGAGATCAAAGCCGCTGCTTCTAAGACCGAGAACATGCCCGCCAGACTCGACTGGCTGATCGAGCACTACATCGACAGCCACGTGCTCGTTGTCGACCCGAAATACAAGACCGGAAAGTGGGAAGAATTCCTGGCGGTCTTCAAGGGACTGGAGAACAAAATTATTTTCAAGGCATACGGCGACACGCAATGGGCGTTCGACCCGATTCGCGCAAAAGGTGTGAAGACTTGGGGGTATGCTTACGCCGGTGACAAGGACAAACCCTGGTACGCCGACTGGGGCGCGGGGAAGACCTGCGATGTTCTCAGCATGGAGTACACTGCGCCGCAGGATATCTGGACCGCGCTCAAAGCCTCTGGCAAACCACTGGTCTCGCACATTCCTTCTGTTCCCGAATCCGTCAAAATGGGTTGGGACAAGGGGGCAGACGGTACGATCTGTTCAAACCCAAAGGCGTGCTTTCGTACGTGTGCATGAGAGGAGAATGGATTGACTGTAGCTTCGTACGCTGCTAGCTGTGCTAGATACTATGCTGACGACGCGAACATCGGATACAGTCAGCCCGAACGATGGACTTTCTATGACCAGTCGGACTGGGACGGTTGGTTCCACGGAATCGCGGCCAACGCGGATTGCTCGGCGCTTGTCGCGGGATGCTACAACCTGGCTGCCCACCACGAGTGGGGCGAGCCTTTCACCGCGGGATACTTCCCGAAGTCGACCTGGACCGGATCCCTTCGTGAGGAGTGCGCTCAGCGCAACTTTGCGGATATTTCAGACTCATGGAACGGTAACGAGCCTGACGGCGGCTTCGAGGTTGGCGACATCGTCCTGAGTGAAGCTGCTTCAGGAGGCCGTGGGCACGTGGCTATCGTGACTCAGACCGGGCCGACGGTCCTGGCCGAGGCATGGATCGCGGAAGACGGCTCCATCGACGGTTACGCTGGTGACCAGACAGGTGGCGAGGTTCGCACGATCCTCTACAACGACCATCCGTATACCAACGGAGACGCCTGGACCCACTGCCTTCGCCGCAGGGACAACCATGTCTCCGTGGATGACGGCACGAGTCATGCGAGTTCCAGCTCTTCGTCCTCGAACGATTCCAGTACTTCAGCCACGAGTATCCAGGATGCAGTACTGCAGGCCGCCGACAATGTCGGTTGTCCGTGGTGGGCGGCACTTGCCTGCTTGTGGATGGAAACCGGTTTCGAAGGGGCGAACGTCTACGGCCACGACGCTGGTGGCGCCTGTTCCGGATGGGGCGAGGTCACGAAGGAGAACTTCGAGAACGACTTCTGGCCCGTCGTTTCGAACTGGGGCACATCCAACGGTGTCGGACCTCTGCAGGTGACTTACAACGGCTACTTCATTCAGGATCCGAACCGTGCTTGGTGGGATCCGGAGAAGAGCGCGGAAGTCGGTTGCGCAATTCTGCGTGATCTGATCGCTTACGAAGGTGATTCGTACGAGGACCTTCGTCGAGTCGGGTCTCGTTACAACAGCGGAAATGCTTCGGGTGCTTACGACTCCTACGGCGTTCCGTTCTCGCAGCACTGTGAATGGTGGTACAACCACGGCCGTCCTTCAGGCGGCGGAGAGGAGTCATGGATGAGTGAGGGTGTCGACATTCTCAAGGAGATGAACGCTCGACTGATCGAGATCTCGGACCAGACCGGTTCTGGGATCGCGGGTCGCCGTTTCGACGGTCCCCTGGTCGGTTGGTTCAAGACCGTGAGCGGGCAGCTCTCCACCCTGAACGACAAGGTCGACGCGCTGTCGGCCAAGCTCGACCAGAAGTGATCTGAGGAGGTCCGGCCATGCCTACGGGCAAGTTCAGCGGGCGTTTTCCCGCATGGTCCGTCGTTCAGGTGGACTGTCTCGACGGCGACACCTTCGTCAAGTTCGTGGACGGCACCGGGCGTCTGACCGGTCAGGTCGATTACCGCGAGAAGCTCGAAGCTCGCGTTTGGTGTCACGTCGGCATGGCTGAGGCCTATCGTCTCGTTGCGCTCGACGCGTCCAGGGTCACGGATGTGTCTCTGGATGTGCCGGGCGCCAACGGAGGCGACACGAAAGAGCTCGAGCGACAGATAGACTTGCTGGCCCAGGACGTTTCGCCGTTCGTCAAGGGACACAGGTACTACAGCCCGGTCACCTACTTCTGGCCGGACTATTACAACGGCGCGACGTCAAAATGGAACAGAACTCTCGGATACGGCTCGTCCCTCGGCGTTGTTATCATGAACCGGAACAGCGGCGACTGGGAAACGTTCGACGCCGACTTCCAGAAGCAGGCGGCTAGAGCGCTTTCCGCCGGAGCTAAGCGCTGCGTCTTCTATGTCAAGACTCAATACGGCGTTGCTGAGCTTCCGAAGGACGACCCTGCGCGAGCAGGGGTACCAGATGTCGACAAGTACACCCAGGACTACATCCTCCAGCAGATCGCCTGGGCGAAGAAGAACTACCCGAACGAATGTCAGGGGGTCTTCCTCGACGAGGTGGTCAACGGCTGGGGTGCACAGGCACCCAGACTCGACTGGTACAGGCGGCTGTTCAAGAAAATTCGCGATCTTTACGGAAAGCAGTTCCTTATCGTCATCAACACCGGGTCGAACATCGCGGATGATTTCGTCAGCGCGGATTTCGACATCTGCATGTGCTTCGAGGAGAAGGCCGAGGTCTACCTCAAGAACGATGCGACGAAGCCCGTTATGACCGACCGGATGATGCAGGAGCCGGCCACTCGCTGGTGGCACGTTATCCACGACGTCACCAAGGACAATTACCAGAAGGTCGTGAATCAGGCGGCGTCTCTCGACGTGGCGCACCTCTACATCACCGACGGCCAGCTCGTCAAGGGAGAAGGCGGTCAGTGGAAGCCCGAGGTGAATCCGTATCAGAACCCACCGAGTGAATGGCTCATCCCCCTCACTATCGCATGGGTCAACGGCTACCTCGACATCCTTAATCGGGTCATAGCTCTGGAGGCCAAGCAGAAGTGAGCGTCTCGCTCTCGCTCGACGGAAAGTTCGTCAAGACCGAGGCGTGGCTCACCAAGCTCAAAGAGCAGGAGTACCTCGACGTACTCAAGGACTGCGGTCAGCGGGGCGTGGACGCATTGAGCGATGCCACCCCCGTTGACACGGGCCTCACCTCGCAATCCTGGACCTATAGCATCGAAAAAGGGTCCGGTGTCGGCCGTATCGTGTGGTCGAACACTCACGTCGTCAACGGTGTCAACATCGCCGTGATTCTCCAGTACGGACATGGCACCGGAACAGGCGGCTACGTCCAGGGCAGGGATTATATTAATCCGGCCATGCAACCCATATTCGACGAGATCGAGCAGAGAGTGCTCAAGGTGGTGAATTCCGTATGAGTACCATTGAAGACAAAGTCGTATCCCTCAAGTTCGACAACAAGCAGTTCCAGTCAGGAGTTGCGGAGTCTCTCCAGTCCGTTGAGAAACTCAACACGGGCTTGAAGATGGAGGGCGCCACCCAGGGGCTCGACAACGTTGCGAATTCAGCAAGACGGCTGACATTCGGTGAGGCTATCAGCGGCGCCGGGAACCTGATCTCGAACATGAGCGTTCTCGGGGTATCGGGAATCGCAGCACTCGGAGGCATCGCGTCGAAAGCCGTCTCCGTCGGAGCGGACTTGATCAAGTCTCTCTCGATTGAACCGGCGCTCGACGGTTTTCAAGAGTATGAGATGCAGCTCAACTCGGTTCAGACGATTCTCGCCAACACGGCGAGCAAGGGCGAGGACATCAACAGTGTCAACGCCGCCCTGGACGAGTTGAACACGTACGCGGACCAGACCATCTACAATTTCTCCGAGATGACTCGGAATATCGGTACCTTCACGGCAGCCGGTGTGGGTTTGAAGGACTCTGTGTCCGCCATTAAGGGCCTGAGCAACCTTGCGGCTGCTTCCGGCTCTACCAGTGCCCAGGCGTCAACGGCCATGTATCAGCTCTCTCAGGCTATCGCTACCGGCACAGTTCGACTTATGGACTGGAACTCGGTGGTCAACGCCGGGATGGGCGGTGAGCAGTTCCAAGAGGCCTTGAAGCGCACTGCTCGCATTCACGGCGAGGCGGTGGACGAAGCCATTGCGAAAGAGGGGTCATTCCGCGATTCCTTGCAGGACGGATGGCTCACCTCCGAGGTCATGCTCGAGACGTTGAGTCTCATGACCGGCGACTACTCCGAGGAAGCCATCCGCGCGATGGGCTATACCGAGGAGGAGACCCAGGCGATCATGGAGTTCGCGGAGACCGCAAAAGGTGCCGCGACCCACATCAAGACCTTCTCTCAGCTTGTCGGAACAGTCAAAGAGGAACTGGGCTCCGGGTGGGCCACCACTTGGCGAATCGTCCTCGGCGACTTTGAGGAGGCCGAGCAGCTTTGGACCAGTATCGGAAACGTCATCACGTCCAAGATCTCCGATATTTCCAGCGCCAGGAACAAGATGCTTCTGGAATGGAAGGAGCTGGGTGGTCGAGACGAACTCCTGCGCGGCCTGAAGAACTCCTTCGAGGCACTGATCAAGCCCATTCAGGCCATCGGTAACGCCTTCGGGAGAGTGTTCTCCGGACCGTCGGCTCAGGGACTTTACAGCGTCACGAAAGCCTTTGCGGATTTCACGGCCACGCTGGTCATGAACGATCGGACTATGGAGGTCATCACCTCTGCGTTCGAGGCTCTGTTCAGCGCCGCCAAGCTGGGTCTTGATATATTCGTCGACCTGGCGAAGATCGTCGGCTCGGTCCTCTTCGGGGCGTTCCACATCTTCACGACCGTTCTCGGTATAGCGATTAGGTCTACCGGAGGTCTTGTCGGGGTCATCCGCGACGCTGTTAACTGGGTGCGAAACTGGTACGAGTCTCTCAATCTGTCCGAGCGTGTGATCACTGCGATCACCAATGCCTCGAATAAGATGGCGGACGCCATGGCTCGCACGGTCACCTGGACCAGGCAGCTCGTCGCCGGATTCAAACAGGGCTTCACTTCGGAATACGCCTCCACATGGGATCGTCTCACGGACGCCGTCGAGCGACTGTGGAAGGCGATGAAGATCGCGGGCGCCGTCATCAAAGACGTGATCCTGGAGCCTTTCAGGCAGCTCAAGAACGACAGCGGCCCCGTTGGCGACGCTGTGAACGCCGTTGGAACAGCCGTGGGAGCCGCCGGAACCGCTGCGGAGAAGGCTGGCGGATGGTTCGTACAGCTCAAGGACAAGATCGTCGCGTTCTTCCGTGGAGCGGACGAGAATTCCGAGGGATGGGGCAAGTCGTTCGCCGACAAGCTCATTCCCTTGACAGACCAGCTCATCGACAAGATCGATCGTCTCTCCGACCGCACCATGGTGTGGGGCAACACACTTGCGAACTGGGTCTCTCCGCGCGCTCAGGCATTGGCCAAACACGTTGACGAGCTCAGGTCAAAATGGAGTGATTTCAAAGAAAGTCTTGGGGACGTCGACTTCTCGTGGACCGATAAACTGAAGTCCGCAGTCGCCGCAGTTGGCTCCGGAATCGGTAATGTGTTCTCCGGCATGAAGTCCGGGAGCATCGACTGGTCCCCGTTCACAAAAGCGTGGGATGATCTTAAAGAAATCGTCTCGCATTACACTGAGCGGGTGAGAGGCGCCATTTCGGTGACGTCCCAGTTCGTCAAGAATCTGGATCTGGGAAGTAAAGTCTCCTCCGGGTGGTCGAACTTCCTCGACCTGCTGAAGAACATCATCGGGTTCCTCTCAAAGCTCGGGGAGTTCGCGGTGTTCGTCGGTGGCAAGATCAAGAATGCACTCGAACCGATCTTCGGCGGAATTCTCAACCAGTTCAAGAACGGTGATTGGCAGGGGCTCTTCGATAACCTTGTGAAAGGCGGTGCTCTGGCCACATTCGTTGTCCTGGCCAAGAAGGTAACCGATACCCTCAAGGCCATGAAAGAGACGTTCGAGGGCTGGGCCGGAATCGGCGACAGTGTCAAGGGCGTCATCGACGGATATGCCGAGAGCATGGAAGCGGCCACCGGAAAGGTGAAGGCGGAAACGCTCCTCATCTACGCGGCGGCTATCGGGGTCCTGGCAGCATCCTTGTGGATCCTTGCTCAGGTTCCTGCGGAAAGCGTCATGGCCTCCGGAATCGCCATCGGTGTGGCGTTCACTGCCATTACCAAGGCCATGGAGAAGATGAATGACTCCATGAGCGCCGTCTCATCGGGCAAGATGATCATTCAGGCGGCAGGTTTGATCCTGGTCTGCACGAGCATCATCATCCTCGGACACGCCATGCAGAACGTTGCTTCTCTCGGCTGGGGCGGAATCATGAAAGGTCTCGTCGGGGTCGGCGCGGCTATCGGCATGCTGGTTGTCCTGGCGAACACTATGGGGTCTCCGCGTCAGCAGACGAAGTTCATCTCGTTCGGGCTGGCAATGAACCTCATGGCCGCGGCAACGCTCGTCATGACCAAGGTTGTCAAGAATCTTGGGGAGATGGACACCGGGAGCCTCATTCAGGGTGAACTGGCTCTGGCGGCGCTCCTCGTCATCGTCGGAATTTACGCCGAGATCTCGAACAAGAAGGTCAGCATCGGTTCGGCCTTGGCGTTCCTGGCCATTGCCTACGTCTTGAAGCAGTTGAGCGGTATTATTTCGGAATTCGCCTCAATGCCGTGGTCCGACTACCTCAAGGGCGTCGTCATGATGGGTCTGGTGCTCGCCGGGCTCATCGTTGCGATGAACTTCAGCGACTCCAACATCACCGGTGCGGCCACTTTGATGATCGCGGTCCTCGCCGTCAAATTGGCAGCTTCTGAGATAGCCAACATCGCCTCCATGGACTGGGGGACTTATCTCAAGGGTGTCACCATGATGGGTCTGGTACTCGCAGCCTTGGTTATCGCCACCACTCTTGCAGACGGCGGTATTCTCGGGGCGGCTGGTATTATTCTAACGGCCCTGGCCATCCAAATCCTGGTCCCAGCACTCCAAGCACTGGCCGACATGTCATGGGCGGAATTGCTTGAAGGGCTTACGGGTCTCGGTCTGGCTTTGGCCGTCGTAGTCGTCGCGGGGTACGCGGCGACCGGTGCGGCTATCGGTCTCCTGGCTCTTGGCGTGGCTATCGGGCTTATAGGTGCAGGTGTCGGCCTAGCGGCCATCGGTCTAGCAGCGTTCATCGAGGCGCTCACGGGTCTCTTGTCCCTCGGTGGTCAGAGTGTCGAACTCTTCCTGCAACTGTGTCAGGGTCTGATCGACATGCTGCCGTCGCTCGGCACAAACGCTGCGCAGGCACTGATCAACTTCTGCCAGGTCTTGGTCGACAATCAGCAGACGGTCGTCGATACGATCACTTTGCTGATGACAGCAATCGCTCAGGCGGCTATCAACTCGGCTCCGACCATCGTCGAGGCGTTCGGAGTCATCACTATGGCCATCCTCGACAAGTTCGTTGAGCTAACGCCACAGGTGACGCAGGCCGCATTCGATATGATCATCGGGTTCATCGATACCTGCACGGCGAACATGCCGACATTGGTGTCCTCGGGAGCCAACCTGATTCTATCCTTCTTGCAAGGGTTGAACGACTGGATTCCGACGATTGCTGATGCTGCCACGACCGCCATCGTGACCTTCATCACGGCCATCGGCGACAACTCGCCCAGGGTGGTTAACGCCGCGTTCGACACCGCGATCAAGTTCATCAACGGTCTTGCGGACTCTATTCGTAACAACAAAGATCGTTTGTATGACGCGTGCGGGAACCTGGTGGACGCCATCAAAGGCTTCATCATGGAGGGCATCGAACGAATCAAGAGTCGCATCAAGTCGAAGGCCGGAGAACTGGGTAGTCACCTGGTCGACGGTATCAAGAACGCCATTCGAAACGGAATTTCGGGAGTCGTCAACCAGATCAGGGACTTGGCCAACCGGGCCATCGCTAAGGCGAAGGATTTCTTCGGAATTCACTCACCTTCCAGGGTCTTCTACGAGATCGGCCAGTACAATATTCAGGGTCTGGCCAACGGTCTCAGGGATTCCGGTGAGGCGATCGGGGCTATTTCCGACCTGAGCGACACCTTGACCGGATCGATGAAAGCCGCTATGGACGGTCTCGACTACTCGAGTTACCTCGATGAGTCAACCCTGAGTCCCGAGATCAAACCGGTGATGAACCTGGATAACATCACCGAGGGCGTCGACCAGATGCAGCAGCTCCTGAATCAGGACAGTCTCGTGGCACCGGTAACGGCGCAAATGGCTTCGCAGGCAGCCGCACAGCCTGCCGTCACGGCCCAGCCGCAGCCTCAGGCTACAGGCGATAGGCCGTTCGGAGACGCGCAGTCGGTCGTGTTCAACCAGTATAACACGTCTCCTCGAGAGCTGTCGACAGCGGAGATCTATCGGCAGACGCACAACCAACTGAGTCAGGTAAGGGAGGCCATGTATCAGCTATGATCCGCACCATCGTCCTCACCAATCCCGGTGGCGAGACGTTGGCGCTTGATCTCTTCGAGCCGTGGAATACCGGGATCGCCGTCAAGAACGTCGACGGTCTCGGCCCCGGCAAGGCCGATATCAACACCACCGACCTTGCCCTCACCGACTCAGCTCTCTTCAACGGTTCCAGGGTGCAGAAGCGCACTATATCTCTCACCCTGGTTCCGATGGAGACCCCCACGCAAGACGTGGAGCAGTCCAGGCAGAAGATCTATCGGTTCTGCCAGATCAAGCAGCCAGTACGAATCACCGTGTATGCCGACCATCGTCAGGTGTATGCCGACGGATATGTCGAGTCCTCAGAGCCCGACATCTGGTCCAATCTAGAATCTCACAAAATATCAATCCTCTGTCCTTACGGGTATTGGTATGACAACCGTGATGACGCTTCGGACCTCATCAACTTCGACGTTGAGGAACCATCGTTCGAGTTCTCCTGGGAGGACCCTCTCCCCGATTCCCCAACACTGGAGTTCTCGCGCACGCTGTCCGACAAGACGGCTGTGGTGAACTATGAGGGCGACGTTGAGGCCGGTTTCCTTCTGCGCATCAAGATACTCAAGGCCAATCCGCTTCCGATCACCTTGACGGAGACGGTCTGGCAGCAGACGATGAAGCTCACGGGCAAGTGGACCCCGTCGGCCACGGCGTATCAGCCATCTGTCGGAGACACCATCGAGGTGGACACTCGTGTAGGTCGAAAAGGAATCTATCTGGAGAAACCGAACGGAACTCGTTACAAGGGAATGTATTTCCTGGACTTCAACTCCGACTGGCTGCTCATGCATCCGGGACGAAACGAATTCCATTATACCATGTCCGACAAGACGGCTGTGGATATTCGATTCACCACAGACATCACGTACCAGGGGGTGTGAATGTATCTGGCCGTACTCGACGAGTCGTGCAACCTCACGCATCTCGTCGATGACTATATTTCCGTCGTGTGGACGGAGCGCTTCCATGGCTACGGCGATTTCAAGCTGGTCGTTCCTGGAACGTACTCCAACCTTCAGGAGTACCAGCTGGATTATTACTTGTTCACCAAGGATACGAACAAGCTGATGATCATCGAGCAGGTCGAGATGGAGACGCACTACGGCGAGTCCAGCACGCTCACGATCACTGGTCGCTCGATCGAGTCCGTCCTTGACAGGCGAGTACTTCACCCGTATCCGGTGAACGACTACACCATCTGCGCCAAGCACGAGTCCACTAACGGTATCATCCGAGACGTCGTCAAGGACATGACGAACCTTCTGTTCAAGGTCGACGATCCGAGTCACCCGAGACACGTGCAGGGCTTCCGCTGGTACCACCCCTGGGATCTACCCGCCGATATTCTGCATGGCCGTGATGGAAACGCCATGGATATAGGGTCGATGCGGCTCGGGTCCAACGAAGCGATCAGGACGTCTTCTGGAACTCACGTCGAGAACGCTGGGGTCTACGGGGAGGCTACCTGGGATCAATACATCATGCAGGGCTCGTGGTACACCTTGATGCAGGATATCACGGACCTCAACATGAGCGGATGGGCGATCGAGTTCGCCGACAACAATCCATGGTACTGGTACGGGTATGCATATCTCGGAATCAACCGAACGGACTCGCAGAGCACGAACCCTCCAGTGACGTTCTCGCCCTCGTTCGAGAACCTGTCCAAAGGTACATATCTCAAGTCCAAGGTAGGAACTCGAACGAAGATCTTCTCCGGACTCCAGCAGGTGCATGTCACCTCGGGTATGGAGCAGGAATACATGTGGCAGACGGACGTCAACATCCAGAACGAGTCCGTGGTCGTCGGCACCAATGGTCTCGGCCTGAGAGAGGGATATCTCGAGAATCCCGGGGTTATGACGCATAACGGCTACCTGGCCACGAGTGCGAACTCCGCGAGAACCGGGAACACGGGCGTGGACCCTGAGGCCGCCAGGCGGCAGCTGAAGGACAAGTGCGACACGGAACTGTGGAAGCACATGCCCATTCAGATGTACGAAGGCGTTGCCGCAGTCAACTCGATCTACAAGTATCGCGAGGACTTTTTCCTGGGCGACTTCGTGCAGATCGAGAACGAGTACGGCCAGAAGGACGTCGCCCGGGTGACCGAGTACGTTCGCTCATCAGACGTCAACGGGGACACCTTCTACCCCACGTTCTCGTCTTTGTCAGATCTACAGAAGAGTAAGCCGGGGTTGAACATCAAATGACGCTTACCAGTGGTTTCTACTCCTCGAAGGACGGAGACCGCAAGTATTCAGCAGAACAGATGGGTGAGCTCTTCGACGGCCTCATCCATTACGGCATATACCAATCATACGGCCAGGCCCTGGGAGTCACGGCGATCAGTGGGAAGTGGGCCGTTCGCATAGGCACGGGTCGCGCGTTCCTCAACAAGACTTGGGTGAACAATGACGCGCCGTACGACCTTCCGCTCGAGCAGCCGGACGTCACCCACCCTCGCTGGGACTTGGTCTGCTTGCGCATCAACAGAGACCCGTCGGTCAGGGCTGCTTCGTTCGCCGTATACAAAGGCGTGTCCAGCAGCAATCCGCAGGTCCCGAACGTGCGGAATACGGACCTCGACAAATGGTACCCCCTGGCGAGGATTCGCACGAGTCCTGGTATGCAACAGGTAACATATAACCAGATCTGGAACGCTCGAGGTTCGTCTGCTACACCTTGGGTGACGGGCGTCGTCGAGAGTCTTGACGCTTCGACCCTCTATGCCAAGTGGGACGCCCAGTACGAGCAGTGGTCCTCTGAGCAGCAGAAGGCGCAATCTCTGAACTTCCAGAACTGGATGGCTGAGCAGAAGACGGACTACGAGTCCTGGCGTAACACCCTGAAGACCACCCTCGACGGTAACGCCGCGACGAAACTAGCTCAGCGTCTCGACAAGGTCGAGAAGCAGATCTCGTCGTTCACGCAGGGCGTGGCGATCAGGGACGTCCTTCTGGACGCTCAAAATGGCGCGGAGATACAGGACCATGCGGGCAACCCCATCAATGCCCAGCGCCTCTACATGATGGTTTGAGAAGAGGAGTACATCTATGAAGATCTCGGACTATCCCGAGGCCACATACATCGGTCCGAACACCGATTACTTCGTCGTCCAGAACGGTACCACCAGCACGAAGAAGATCAATGCGGACTCATTCCGGTTCGCGATGTTTGACAACGTGCCGATGATGCACCGAGTCCTCGCCAGGGGTTACAACCTCGGTTCCTCGTTCACATCTCAGCAGCAAGCCGCCATTTCCTCAGGGCAGTTCACGAACTTGTGGATCGGTGACTACTGGACTACTGGCGACACGAAGTGGTACATCGTTGATTTCGACTATTGGGGCGCGTGCGACCCGTCGATCGGTCGTCACATCGCAGTTATGCCCGACCGCAACACGTCTTCGGCGGTGATGCACCGAGGCGAGTACTGCGGCGGATTCCGCAACAGCGAGCTCTTCGCTGCCCTGAACGATAACCCGAAGACGAACGCCACGAAAGCCTACGGTCTCTTCGGGGAGTCGCATATTTTAGCGCACAACTCATGGTTCGAGAACCGTTGGGACACGGACATCAAGTACGGCGGCACAGTTCGCGAGGAGGGGTACCGCCTCTACGCCCAGGGCGGTGAGGTGTTCAAGATCAAAGTGACGATCCCCACCGAGCAGATGCTGTTCGGAGCACATGTCAAGCAGTCGTTCCAGAACGGCTCCGAGGGCGCATACCGGTCCGAGTGCCGTCAGCTTCGGTATTTCCAGCTGTTCAACCACCAGAACCCGAACGAGGATTTCTGGCTCCGCGACCAGACGTGGGCCAACTACTTCAGCGCCTGGAAGGGGAACATCGCTCGTGACGAGATCATGACAAGCTCTCTCGGAATCCGGCCGGTTCTGGCTATTGGAGGCTGACACGTGCGCCCAGAGCTCACTATGACATTGACCATCGTGACAAGCGTGCTCGCGTCTAGTGGTCTATGGGCCTTCTTGGATCGCAGGGCGGACAGGAAGGACGCTCGAACACAGCTCCTTCTCGGCATCGCGCATAACCAAATAATGGCGCTCGGGACGGCCTACCTGTCTCGAGGTTACATCACCATCGACGAGTACGAGGATCTGCAGAAGTATCTGTATTCCCCGTATTCGTCTTTCGGTGGTAACGGCATGGCCGAGAAGGTCATGAAGGAAGTCCAGGAACTTCCTATACATTTTCCGGAGACTCGCAAGCACTACAGACCGGAGGACAAGCATGTCTAACTCCACCTATGACAAGGCCAAGTGGGTTGCTCTCACCCTGCTTCCCGCACTGTCGGCCCTCTACGTCGCTCTCGCCGCCTCGCTCGGTTGGGGTCATGTGGATGCGGTTGTCGGGACCATCGCCGCCGTCGATACCTTCCTCGGCACGCTGCTCGGCATCTCGGCCAAGAACTACACCCCGTCCACCGACGGCGTGCTGCACGTCGACCACGGCAAGCAGGAAGTCTACGCCGCTCTCGAGAAGCCGGCGAAGGACCTCGCCGAGAACAAGACCGTCACCCTGGCGGTGAACGAGGTCGCCTGATCGCGCTCTCAACATGTCCTATAATGAGAACCCCATCTGAAAGGACAACCCGAAATGAACACTCCCGAACACAATGCTGAGAACGCCCTGAAGGACGCTTACGCATTCATCGACGGAATGGACCCCGACGCGGAGGCGTACGCGAATGCGCTCGCCAACATCCGTGAACTGGAAGCCATCTGCTCGAAGCATCGAGACGAAACTCGGCGTGCCGAGAAGCACGAGAGCGAACTCGATAAGCAGCGAGCAGTCAAGCTTCCGTCCCCGGACACGATCGTCACATGCGCGACGTCTCTCGTGTCGGTCCTTCTCGTCGTGAAAGCTGAGAGCATCCTGCCGGTTACCAGCAAGGCACTCGGATTGATCACGAAGGTCCGTATCTGACCGTTCAATGTCCCAGAACTCATATTCGAGCAACTCGCAAGAACTTGGGTTCTGGGACTTGGATTCTAAAAATTCCCGGGTGGGCTGTCGGGATTCGCAAACTCAACACGCCCTATAATGAGACCCCGACTATTGGAAGGAATACACCATGTCCTACGGCACCAAGCTCAAGGAGATCGCTCTGCACGACTCGCTCGCGGTTTGGCTGTACCTCGACAACCTCGAGAAGACAGCTGATCCCGTGTACGCGAACGCGCTCGAGCGGCTTGCCTACGAGCGGCTTGCTCAGGATCACGTGACCGCCTGAACATACTCACAACTCGACCCCATGAACCCCGTAACAAGGGTTCTGGGTTTCCCATGATAAGATAGGAGCACACATGGGTTCTACATTGGTGACGACAGCATCCAAGTGGATTGTCCGGAACCTCCCGGCCATCCTGACGGGATCCGCCGTAGCAGGTCTTGGCGGGACAGTATATCTGGCCGTCAAGGCCGATCGAGAGGTCCAGGCCATCAAGCGCCGGCAGCGCACGTTCAACGAGAAGGATTGGAAGACCAAGTACAATGTCGCCTACAAGCTCTACGTCCCCGCAGCCCTTGCCGGTGCGGCAACAGCGGCGTCCATCGTGGGTGCCTTTGCGATCGGGAATCGTCGTCAAGCCGCAGCAGCCGCAGCCTACGCGTTCACGAAGGAGTCGTACGACCGCTACCGTGCCACGGCACGACAGGAGATCGGCGACGAGCGGGAACGTGAGCTTGCTACTCGAGCTGCTGAGCGAGTGAAGACTCCGGCCACTACGACGGTCGTGGGATCCGGGGACGTTCTGTTCTACGACGGCCACAGTGGTCGATATTTCCACTCCACGATCGAGACTGTTCGACAGATCCAGAACAACCTGAACTACCAGCTGCTCAAGGGCGATCTGGTGTCTCTGAACGACTTCTACGCAGCTGTCGGTCTTGAGCCGACGGATCTCGGTCAGCAGCTGGGCTGGAACGAGCCGAATTCGATCGACATTCGCTTCGGATCCACGATCACGGATGACGGTAAGCCCTGCGTTGTCACGGATTTCCTTCTCGAGCCAACGGAGGCCTGGTTCCGGTTCGCGTGACGAACACGGACTATAACGAGAGAAAGGAACCACCATGACAAGTAGAATCTCATCCGTTGCCGGATTTGTCGCTGATGTCACTGCTAGTGCTGCAGCCGACGCAATTCTGATGTCGTTGTGTCCTCCCGCTGGCACCGCCGTTACGGTTATGCGCCACGTGGGGATTCACGCGATTTCAGCTGCAGTCGGCTCGAGCACGGGCAAGTCGATCAGAGATCAGGTCGAGGAGACGGTCGAGACGATTCAATCCATGAAACAGTCCTGAACCAGAGCGCTCAGAGTCCTTAACACGGGCTCTGAGTTTCTCTATTCGCAAGCCCAACATACCTTATAATGAGAACCCATCTATCCGAAAGGAATACTCATGTCTGAGAACACCTCCACCACCGTTGTTGAGAACGAGAGCGAAGACGCTCCCTTCATCACGATCGACTGGACGCAGGCTGTTCCCGCGGCGAAGAAGTTCGCACGCATTGCTGCTCCCGCAGTCACCGGCATCGCGCTGGCTGTGGTGATCCGCAAGGTCGTGAAGAACGCTTCGAAGCAGGACGCCGACGTTGCCGATCTGACTGAGGGCGTTGACGTTCCCGAGATCGACTCGGCGGACGAGAACGAAGACTGACACATCCATCTGACAGACACTCGACCCCATGGGCCCCTAACACGGGCTCATGGGTTATCATTTCACCAAGGAGCATTCAATGATCAAGCAGACCGTGACGGCCGAGGACTTCGACGGAAACTCGCACACCCAGACGCTTTGGTTCCACCTCAACAAGACGGACGTTCTCGCACTTCAGCGAAAGCTGCCTCGAGGAATCGAGGACACGATCGCCACGCTTGCGAACAAGAAGCGCGAGGACGTCACCGACGAGGATACGTGGACGCTGTACGATTTTTTCAAGCTTCTGATGGATTCCAGCTACGGACGCAAGTCGGCAGACGGCCTTCACTTCGAGAAGTCGGATGAGATCCTCCACGAGTTCCAGTCCTCCATCTTCTATGACGAGTGCCTTCTCGGCCTTGTCCAGAAGGAGGAGAAGGCGATCGCGTTCTTCAACGGCATCTTCCCCAAGACGCTGATCGACCAGGCCAAGGCGGAGCACCCCGAGCTCTTCGCCTCCAACTGACTATAAATCGAAAGGAACACATACATGTCCAGCAGCGTTCCGATTCGCGGATCCCTTCCTGCGAACAGCAACCGCAAGCCCGTCGAGCGAGTTACGTCCAAACCGGCCATCGTCAAGGATCGCACGATCCAGCAGAAGGCGCGGGACGCATTTCTCGGCGACGACGTGAAGAGCGTCGGCGACTTCCTGGTCTGGGACGTGGTTGTTCCGGCCGTCAAGAACACGATCTCGGACATGGTGACGACGGGCGTCAATCGTCTACTCTTCGGAGAAAACAGGACGCCTCTGAGCACTGCCAGGACGGATCACACGTCATATTCTCGAGTCTATCGGGATCGGGGTGACGCCTCGTCCAGAAACCGAGGTTTCGTCAAGCCCGTGGGGCAGTATGATTTCTCGAGGATCGTCATCCAGTCCCGAACCGAGGCCGAAGAGGTCCTGAATAACCTTGATCGGACGATCGAGGAGTATGACTTCGCCGCCGTATCCGACTTCTACGATTACGTCGGTGTCAGCAAGGAGTACACTGATGACCGCTGGGGGTGGCGCGATCTTCGAGGAGCCAGCATCATGCGAGTCGCCGAGGGATACGTTATCAACCTGCCTCGTCCGGAGTCATTGTGAGAAAAGAAGCCCCTAAAGCCATCGCTTGGATCATTGTCGCCGTAGTCATTCTCGCGGCGCTATGGGTGATGTGGATCTGCCCGGGAATCATCGCCAAGATCATCGTCACAGTCGCTGTAATCGCGTCTCTTCTGTCGGCACTAGTGGAGGATCTCAAAAAGTGAAGAATATCGATTGGCTCTTCGTCCTGTTCTGGTTCTTGATCGCTTGCGCATATGGGGCGATCATCGTCGGGGCCCTGATGAACGGGTGGGTTCTGTTCCTGGTGATCCTGGGGGTTCTGTCGGCTGTGGCTCTCGTTGGCGCAGGAGGTAAGTGATGGGATTCAGCGCATTCTGCATCGTATCGCTCGTTCTGTTCGTTGCTCTCATGGAATGGACTCTCCGATGAGTGTCTCGATCATCATCTTCGTCGTTCTCGTCGGAATCGTCTGGGCCTGCTACGATGAATTCCCCGACTGACTCAGTGGTGGACGATGTCCTCACAGCAACCGTCTCCGCCCTGGCGGTCATCCGGATCGCTGGGGCGGAGCGAGCGCTGGCATTTCAAACGCTGGCGTTCCTACATTATCTGTCACCGAGGGTACGGTATTATGCGTCTATCACGAATGCGAGAGGCGCTGATCGGAATCAATCCGGATCGAACTGACTGGGTTAAGACCGTTAACTCCCTCCCCGATTCTAGAATCGTATACTTATATCACTCTTATCGCGAAAGGAACTTCATCAAATGAGTTCATCGATCCTGACCAGGGGCTTCGGTAAAGCCTCTCTGGTTGTATCCAAGCACGCCCCGGCCATTCTTACGGCTATTGGGGTTGCGGCTTTCACTACCAGCACAGCCCTGGCTGTCAAGGAGTCCTTCACTCTCACGGGTGAGGTGTACGACGACCTCCTCGAAATCAGCGAACTCAAGGAGACTCCCGAGCCGTCCGAAAAGGAGGCTCAGCAGGAGCTTGCTGCCAGGCGCGCCAAGACTTACGGGCGCTTCGTTCTCAAAGTCGCCAAGCACTACCGTCCTGCTTTGATCGCGGGCGCTATCGGCACCGTGAGCGTCGTTTCGGCGCACCGTCTGTCCGCCAAGCGCATCGCGGGGCTGACCATGGCGGTTGCTGCTGCCGACGAGTCTCTGCGCAAGTACAAGAGCGCCATCGAGAAGGCGTTCGGCGCCGAAGCGGTCCAGGAGGCCTTGAGCAAGAGTCGAGAGGCGATCCTGTCCGAGGCTGTCAAGGTCGACGAGGACGGCAACGAGAGTGTCGATGACGAGAGTGTCCTCGACCAGTACGGCATGTCGCAGTACGCGGTGGTGTTCGACGAGAACGCCTCTCTGTGGGAGCCGAACGAGGACTTCGACATCATGATGCTGAACGCTCAGGAGAAGTACCTGAACAACAAGCTCATGTGCGACGGTTACGTGCTTCTCAACGACGCGTACACTACTCTGGGTCTGCCCAAGACGTCTGCTGGAGCGGTCGTCGGATGGGTCTACAAGGGCGGCGAAGGAGACGGCTACATTTCCTTCGGGGACTTCGAGTCCTGCAATGTCCGCCACTACGACGCCGCCAGGGGTCGTGAAGTCACTGATTTCTTCCTGGACTTCAACGTCGATGGCGTGATCTGGGACAAGATTGATGAGGTTTCTGTCCGATGAATACTAAAGTTGCTGTCGTTGCTGCCGCCGCGCTGGGGGCCGTCGCAGGTTTCGGCCTGGGATATTCTCTGGCGCGGCGCAATGCCGCCCGGGAGAAAGATGAGCTTCAGAGCTCCCTCGAGGCGGCGAACAAGGACGTCGAGGTTTATGCGCAGCACGCGACCGAGTCCGCCAAGACCGTCGAGAAGCTCGAGGAGAAGAGTAAGCGGCTCGAGTACGAGAACGGTCGTATGTCCTACCAGGTTCAGCAGATGAACGAGGCGAAGCGCATTCGCAAGCTCGTCGAGGAGGACTACGCCAAGAACCCCGACATCATCGATGAGCCGGTCGACATGGAGTACTCGACCCAGGAGGCTTACGAGGCTGTTCCTGAGAGTAAGCGCATGGAGGTCCGGTACTACACTGTTGACGACGTCCTCTGCGATTCGAACAACGTCGTGATCGAGGATGTCAACGGATGGATCGGAGAGATGGGCGCCCAGAGCACTTTGGGGTATCTCACCACCTTCTACATCTACAACACTCACAAGGACCTGCAGATGAAGCTTGAGATCGTCGAGGATTCATACGAGCAGGATGTTCTTAGGAATATTGACGAATGAGAACTCTAGAGGATATCGAGAAGGAACTGCAGGAGGAGTGGTATTTCGACGCCCTCTACGGAATTGTGGGTGCGGACCGCGAAAAGGTCACGGACATGTCCTACAGGATGCTTCTGGGCGTCCTGGACGGGGTGGAGTTCCAGGACACCCGCGGTATAGACGGTAATCGCATTCACGACGCTCAGGAGCTTCGTGCCGATCTGATCGCCGAGCAGGACCTGGATCACACAATCGTGCGTCCTTTCAAGAATGTGTCCTTTCTGGAGGTAATGATCGCCATTGCTGATCGTCTCGGACAGATCACTGGCGACGAGGACACGGCGTTCTGGTTCTGGGAGATGGCCTCGAATCTGGTACTTGACGGGATCGACGATAACGAGTTCTGGACGGATCCGGAGGGGTACGAAGCAGAGATTCTCGACCGTACCGATGATGTCATCGACATTAAATACGACCGAGACGGTCTGGGCGGCCTATTCCTTCTTCGAGAGGGGGTGGCGCCTCAGGATATGCGAGACACTGAGCTGTGGTACCAGATGCAGTACTACGCGAACGAGGTGTCTCCCTTGTAAGGAGAGCACATGAGCTTTTTCAAAGTGACGGAATACGAGGACCACAAGACCAAGGTTCGCAAAGTCCGTCCATCGTATCGCAACACGTGCCCCGACGACCTGATCATTCGTGGAGGCGCTTTCTACGCGGTATATTTGCCCGAAAAGGGTTTATGGTCCACCGAGGAATTCGATCTCGTGCATCTGGTCGACAAGACGCTCGAGACGTATTCCTCCGAGCACGGGAACCCGAAGGTGATGAAGCTCGAGGACCAGGACAGCGGGCAGTACAAGCTGTTCAAGTCCTGGTTGCGCAACATGCCGGACAACCCACGTGCTATGGACCGCAATATCCTATTCCGCTCTTCCCCTAAGCGCAAGGAGGACTACGCCACCAAGCGCCTATCCTACGATCCTGTCGAGGGCGACTGCAGCGCCTATGACAGGCTCATGGGAACCCTCTTCGAACCTCCGGAGAGGCAGAAGCTGGAGTGGGCTACCGGTTCGATTCTTGCGGGTGATAGCAAGAAGATTCAGAAATTCTTCGTGCTATACGGCCGAGGAGGCGTCGGTAAGTCCACGTTCTTCCGGATTCTCAACATGCTGTTCGAGGACTACGTGGGAACATTTCAGGCGAAAGCCCTTGGACAGGCGCAGAACCGTTTCGCTCTCGAACCTCTCAAGGCGAATCCGTTGTTGGCGATCGACGATGACGGCGACTTGAGTAAGATCGAGGACAACACCCGTCTCAATCAGATCGTCTCTCACGAGAGGCAGATCATGGACGAGAAGGGCAAGGGTCTGTATGAGATCGCGTTCGACACGATGCTCTTCGTCGGTACGAACTCGCCGGTGAAGATCACGGACGCGAAATCCGGGATCATTCGCCGTTTGGTCGACGTCCGGCCTTCGGGATATCTTCTGCCCAGAAGCCAGTACGAGCTCTGCATGCAGGAGATATCCGAGACAATCCCCCATATAGCGGAGCGTTGTCTGGAGGTGTATCGTGCACTAGGCCCATGGGCATATGACGCATACGAGCCCATTGCCATGCGAAGTAGAACCGAGCCGTTGTTCAATTTCGCGTTGGAAATGGAGGACGAACTCGACCAAGCGGACGGAATATCGCTTAAGCGGGCGTATTCGCTGTATAAACAGTACTGCGACATGGCGAACATCGAGTACAAGATACCGATGTATGTGTTCCGCGAATCGTTGAAGGACTTCTACGATACGTTCAAAGATCGAGATCAACAAAACGGAATGAATCGACGATCGGTGTACTACGGGTTCGACCATGATTCCATTCGAGACAAGGACGGAATCGTTCAGGAAAAACCAGAACCGTGGTTGAAACTGGATAGCTCGGACTCGTATCTCGACGAGCGGTACGCGGATAGACCGGCGCAGTACGCCACCCCGGACGGCCATCCCGGAAAGCCCTGGGATAACGTCACAAAAACTCTGAAGGAACTCGATACAAGGAGCGAGCACTTTGTCCGTCCACCGGTCAACGACGTCGTCATCGATTTCGATCTCTCTGAAGGGGGATCCAAATCTCTTGAGCGCAATATTGCAGCCGCAGCTCAGTGGCCTCCTACATACGCTGAGCTCTCACGAAGCGGAGGGGGTATCCACCTCCATTACATTTACGATGGAGACACCGACAGACTCCGAAATTTCGTTGAAGACGGAATCGAGTGCAAAGTCTATCGAGGAAAGTCAGCACTCCGCAGGCGTCTCACCAAATGCGGAGGACGACCGACTCTTGCGCGACTTTCCGAAGGGGACCTCCCTCTCAAGGATGAACCTGTGATCTCGGACACCCGTATGAAGAGCGAGAAGGCCCTGCGCCAACTCATTCTGCGCAACCTTCGCAAAGAGATACATCCCGGCACCAAGCCGAGTGTGGACTTCATTCGCAAGATCCTGGACGATGCGTATTCGTCAGATTTGTCGTACGACATCTCAGACATGCGCAACCAGGTCATGGCGTTCGCGGCATCCAGCACGCATCATGGAGCGTACTGCCTCGAGCAGGTGGCGAAGATGCACTTCCAGTCCGAGAATGACGAGGAATCCGAGAACCCCCCTGTGTCGGACGGAGACCTCATTTTCTTCGACTGCGAGGTCTTCCCCAACCTCTTCCTCCTCAACTGGAAGGTCCAGGGAAATGAGAAGGTGGTCCGAATGATCAATCCGGACCCAGAGGAAGTCGAAGCGCTATGCCGGAATCGTCTTGTCGGCTTCAATAACCGCAGGTACGACAATCACATCCTCTACGCACGAATCATCGGGTATTCGAACTACGAGCTCTACAAGCTCTCGAAAAGGATCATCGAGTCCCACGTCAAAGCCGGCTTCGTCGAGGCGTACAACCTCTCCTACACGGATGTGTACGACTTCGCGGCGAAGAAGCAGTCCTTGAAGAAGTGGGAGATCGAGCTCGGTCTCAAGCACGATGAGCTCGGTTTCGACTGGGATGAACCGGTGCCCGAGGAGCACTGGGCACGCGTGAGCGAGTACTGCGATAACGACGTCGTATCCACGGAGAAGGTGTTCGACCATCTCCACGAGGATTGGGTCGCACGTCAGGTTCTCGCCAAGGTGGCCGGGCTTACGCCGAATCACTCGACTAACGCCCTTACAACTCGAATCATTTTCGGGAAGGAGAAGCATCCGCAGCTGGTCTACACGGACTTGAGCGAGATGTTCCCGGGATACAAGTACGAATACGGCAAGTCCACGTACAAGGGCGTGGAAGTCGGCGAAGGAGGTTACGTCTATGCTGAGCCTGGTATTCATCGTGATGTTGCTCTTCTGGATGTTGCATCACTGCATCCTACGTCCATTGAGCAACTCAATCTGTTCGGCGAGTACACGTCGCGCTTTTCGGAGATCAAGATGGCCAGGATCGCCGTCAAACATGGCGATACGGCATCCGCTGCTAGTCTTCTTGGGGGTGCTCTTGGTCCGTACCTGGGATCGAAGGAAGAGCTCTCGGCCCTCGCATATGCCCTCAAGATTGCCATCAACAGCGTATACGGACTCACGGCTGCCAAGTTCGACAATCCCTTTCGGGACCCGCGAAACGTCGACAACATCGTCGCGAAACGCGGGGCCCTGTTCATGGTTGATCTGAAGGAGGCTGTGCAGGAGCGAGGATTGACGGTCGCGCATATCAAAACCGATTCGATCAAGATTCCTAACGCAACCCCCGACGACATCCAGTTCGTCATGGACTTCGGCAAGAAGTACGGATACGACTTCGAGCATGAGGCGACATACGATCGTATGTGCCTTGTGAACGATGCGGTGTACATCGCGCATGACGAATCGGGATGGCACGCAACAGGCAAGCAATTCCAGGAGCCCTATGTCTACAAGAAGCTGTTCGCCAGAGAGCCCATCGAGTTCAACGACTATATCCAGGCCAAGTCAGTCACAAGCCGGATGTATCTCGCACCCGATAGTGACGACATCGTGCCGGAGGATCTCAAATTCATTGGTCGTGTGGGAACGTTCGTTCCGGTCGTCGAAGGAGGCGGAAGACTTCTACGCGAAACGCGCAGAAAAGACTCCGACGGCCAAGACGTCATATCCTACGGAGCGGTCGCGGGAACCAAGGGATACCTCTGGATGGAGTCAGGGAACGCTCTTCTGACCGGGGCGCGAATCGACCAGCGATATTATGACAAGTTGGCTGAGGATGCCCTGGATCAGATCCGAAAGTACGGCGACGAAGAGGTCTTCCGAACCGTCTGACATTCGGCAGTGGGGTCTTCATCGCGAGCCGAACAAGGCTCATAATGGAGACCCCACTATCGAAAGGAAAGACCATGAACAAGAAGCTCGTCAAGATCGCTGTTGCCGCGGTTGTCGCGGGTGCCGTCACAGGCATCTGCCAGGCCGCGTACGACGCGAAGAACAACGAGTCCGAGCAGGAGAAGTGACTCCGAATCCATATCCGTGAACAACGGGTATGGGTTATCTTTTTGTGGAGAGGAACACATGGAGACTTTCACACGACGTCTGGATGCTGAGGAGGCGGCGATTCTGCAGGATCATGCTCTCGGTCTACTGCACACGACGAAGGAGACGCATCTCGGCATTTTGACCGCCCTTGACGAGGAGGTTCCAGAGGTCCGCAGCGACTACGAGGACACTATGCTCACCGTGATGCGCAGGGAGATCTCGCGCATCACCGATTGGCTCGAGAACTACTGATAGGAGAACACACCATGGCCAATTACATTATTCGCAACGCACGTCTTCTGTTCCGGAACTTCTCCGGGGCCCCGAACAAGTTCGGCAACACGGACCGGACGTTCTGCGTTATTCTTCCCCCGGACAAGGAGCGAGCGTTCCGGGAGGAGGGGTTCAACGTCAAGACTCTCAAGCCTCGTGACGAGGAAGAGGAACCCACGCCTTTCGTTCAGGTCAAGGTTCGTTACGGGTATCGTCCGCCCAAGGTCACTCTGATCGCCGCCGGCGCGAGAAGCCCTTTGACCGAGGACACGATCGGCCAGCTGGACTTCGCAGACATCGAGCAAGCCGACTTGAGCATTCGTCCTTACCACGGCCGGACTCGAGCGGGAATCGAGTTCTGCACGGCATACCTAGACAAGGCGTATATCACGATCGCCACGGACGAGCTTGATGCGATTTACAACCCGCCTGCTCCGGAGGAAGAGGAGCCGCCGGAGGAGTGGCGCTGATGACCTCTAATACTTCCGCCACCGAGAACTCGGATACTGTCTCGCATCCGCCGCATTACGCCGACGGCTGGAGCAACGGCGCCGAGGTGATCGACCTCACCGAGCACCTCTCGTTCTGCGCGGGGAACGTCGTGAAGTACGTCTGCCGTGCGGGACGAAAGGATCCCGACAAATACATCGAGGATCTGGAGAAGGCTCGGTGGTATCTTGATCGAGAGATCGAAAGAGTCGAGGGGCACTGATGCGGTACCCATCAACCAAGAACCTCGCCGGGTACTATCAGACTCGAGCGGGGGCGGTCGTGAAAGCCGAGAAGCGGAACGGCATGTGGACCGTGCATATCGGATCTCGTGACGTCGTGATCATCAGCGACGACGCGTTCTATTCGCTGTTCTCGGGAATCGTCTGAGATGGCGCTCGAACCCGGGGGTTCTCTGGAGACATTGGGCCCCCGGGTTTACGCAACAGCACACTTTTGTATTACTACAAAGATTGGAACACACCATGACTTACGACGAGATTCTCGAGCGGGTCCAGTACTCGATATCGCAGGCCCAGCGAATGAGCTCGTATTGGTCGGCCACCATCAGCACCGCTCATTTCACGCACGACGTGATCTCGAAGATGGCTCGAGACTCCATGGAGTGCAAGAATCACATGCGGGCCCTTGACAGCCTCGAGGAGGACGCCCAGAACCTCCCGCTCCTCGTGGAGGACGCCGACGTCTCGGACATTCTCGCACTCGTGTTCCAGACCAGAGATGTCTGGAGCTCCATTCGCACCACTTTGAAGAACACCCTGAGGGAGACGATCTGAGATGGACCGAATTCGCGTTATCGTCGAGTGGACTCGCGTCACCACCCGTTTCTGGAGGCTGTACGTCGACCCCTGGAACGAGGACCAGGCGTTCCTGCGCAACGACTATCGCACAGCCCATGCATATCTCGAGGAGCTGAAGTCGCTCCCCGTTACTCCGGCTCTGATCACCGCCCAGGAGGAACTCCAGACGCTTCTCCACAATCTCGATTGGAAGATCTCATGATTCTCCGCACCCGCGTCAAGGATGCACCTGACCTCGTGGACGAGATCACTGGACCAGTGACCGTTCTGGACGGTGAGTGGTGCATCCCGGTGACGTACCCGAACATGTTCCTCGAAGGGGACATCATAGAGGACGTGGTCCACTACAGCAATAAGCGATGGACCATCACGGAGACCGAGGACGAGATCGAAGCCGTATGGAAGCACGACCGTACGGAAGAAGCACGCCGATGAAGACCATCGTATTTCACTTGACTCACATTGATCACAACGGTGACTTGCACACCGAGACTCGGCACTGGAAGGAACGCGAGCACAGCGTTCAGAAGCTCCTGGACATCATGCTCCGCAAGCACCGTCTGCACCGCCCTCGCCTGGTCAACAAGCGGTACGAGCTCGACCGCACGGTCTACCATTACCACGCGGAGCTCTCGGATGACTGAGAGGTGGATCGAGTCAACGTACTACGAGAATACCGAGGTGAGCGATCTCGGAAACATCCGGAGAACCTCGGATAAGACTCCTCGTGCACACCCGATGCGGATTCGCAATCGCGCCACGACCGCTGAGCCATGCGCGACTCTGCACCCCATTGGCGCTAAGACCCCCGCCGGAAGCAAAGCGTGGCGCACCGTCCCCCTGCGACGAATCGTATGGGAGACATTCCACGGAGAGAAGCTTCCACGTGGTAAGTTCGTCAAATCCTTGAACGGGAACGTTGAGGACTGCCGGCTGTCGAATCTCTTCGTCACTTCGCCCCATGAGGTCAAGCGAGCCAAGCTCGAGCCTTGGACCATGACGGAGGACTACCGGCAATGCTACGAGTGGTTCACCCATTGTGTGAGTCTCGAGGGGGAGGTCCGTAAGATATCTGACGGGTTCAAATACAAGTGGGGAGCCACCGGTCAGAGTCGAAGGACGCCGTATGTCACCCTGAGCAGGGGAGGGAAACGGGTTCACGTCGGCGTTCCCAGGCTCATGGCGGACGCCTGGATCCGCCCACTGGATAAGGGCGAGAGGGTTATCCTGGAAGATCCCGATGGTCCACTCACTCTTGAGAACATCCGGATCATGGATTTCAACGACGCCATGATCTACGCGCGAGGCATAGGCCTTGCCAAAGCAAAGGGGTACTCAGCGGCGAGTTTCGAGAAGACCCCGGAGAAGCGAAAGTATGAAGCAGCTAAGGCAATTGGAGCAGTCAGTGAGTGGGATGAATACATTTTCGGTTGACGAGTATCTGAGCGGGGGGATCGACGAGACGGTCATTGTGCACCGTCCGACCGGGCGCCTGTGCTGGGACCACGTCACGTGGAGCTGGGGTTGGTGCTCGGCTCTCGACAGGTATGTCTTGACGATCTGGGATCCGAAAGGCGTCTCGGTTATCGGGACGCAGCTGTTCGAGAAGGGGGAGCACGTCTTCGAGCGCTGCACCGATCCTTCAGTGATCGTGACGGCGGTGTGAGCGGCCGCGTATGGGCTCCCGTGGGTGATGGAAACCGCGTCGAGGTATCGGTCGGCGGTGTCTGTCGCACTCGGGATGCGCGATACTACTACCGGACCTTCGAGAAGGACAACGGTTATCTGGTAGTCAATCTCCCCGCCTTGAGCGGGAGTAGGACGTACTACCTGCACCGCGTGGTCTGGGAGGCGTTCAGAGGCCCTCTGAGACCCGAAGAGCACGTATATCACATCAACGGCGACAAGCGGGATAATCGCCTGGAGAACCTCGCTGTGCGCTCCCGTTCAGACGGCGTGCGGCAATCCTGGGCCAATCGGAAGGAGGCTTGGACGCAGATGGCTCTCGAACTGGACTCATGGGCGTGATGCTCTGGAGTCACCAGCAAGAGGCCTTGCAGAAGATGACCGACGGGTGCATCCTGAAGGGCGGAGTGGGCTCCGGGAAGTCTCTTACGGCTCTGGCGTATATCGTAGAGTCGTATGAGACCCCCCGGTCCACTTCGCCCTCCGGGGCACCCGCCATGGTTTATATAATTTGCACGGCCAAGAAGAGGAATGACCGCGAATGGCACGGCGAGGTCGTTCGTATGGGTCTTGAGGAGAGGGGGTACAGTGTCGTCATAGACTCCTGGAACAACATAGCCAAGTACAAGGGCGTGAGGAATGCGTTCTTCATCTTCGACGAGGCTCGTGGAGGCGGTCAAGGGGCTTGGGGGAGGGCGTTCATAAAGATAGCCCGCCAGAACCGCTGGATACTCCTGAGCGCTACGCCCGGGGACGACTGGATGGACTACCTGAATGTGTTTCTCGCGCACGGGTTCTACCGCAACAAGACCGATTTCGTGGAGCAGCACGTCGAGTGGGACCGTTTCGCGAAGTACCCGAAGGTGAAACGATGGCATAATCAGAGCAAACTCCAGGGTTTCAAGCGCCTTGTGACCGTTTCGATGCCCGATAAGCGCCACACGCGCCGAATTGTCGAGTGGGTGGATGTACCTTATGACAAAATGGCGTTCAAAACCTTGATGAGGGACCGTTTCGATCCTTGGAAGATGGAGCCCATCGAGGATGCCGGAGCACTGTGCTATGCGGCCAGGCGCATGGTGAACGACAACGAAGCTCGTATGGAACGCGTGAGAGCCATTCTGAGGCGTTTTAAGCGAGTGATCGTATTCTACTCCTTCGACTACGAGTTAGAGCTTCTACGTGGCTTACACGGCCTCTCAGGGGTATCTGTGAGGGAGTACAACGGTCACAAGCACGAATCCTTGCCATCGGGGGAGTCGTGGGCGTACTTGGTGAACTACGCATCGGGTGCCGAGGGGTGGAATTGCGTGACGACGGACTGCATGATCTTCTTCAGCTTGTCGTATTCCTGGAGACAGACACAACAGTGCATGGGGCGGATCGACCGAATGAACACCCCGTATACGAACTTGAGGTACTGGTTTCTCTGCACACAGAGTGACATAGACCTCGCTATCAGGCGTGCTCAGGGCCGAAAGGAGGTCTTCAACGAGAAATCTTGGGCTCTTAGTCGGGTCTGAGAAGCCGATCGAAAAGTGACTGCTACCCCTCGATAGCCAAAAAAAAACGGCTATGGGGGTAGCAGTCACCGCTCGACACGGCTGGCCCGACAGTTTTTTTTGGCTACTTTTTGGCCTCCAGCAAGTTTTGTGGCTCCGATTTCGAATTTGGCTGGGGGACTTTTCGTTGGAATCATGCGGTTTTGCACCCCCTAGAAGCCATATCCTTACTTTTACTACATTAGAAAATAAATAATAAAAAAAGAGAGAGAGATATAGAAAATTATAGCGGTATAGGGAAAACCCCTTTTTTGGCTCAAAACGTTTACTCCTGTCACACCAGTCACAAATAGTCACACCAGTTACAGGCTACGCCACAGTTTTAACATCTGTAACATCCGTAACATGCTTGGGATCTTACACGATGCAACCCGCCCGATCCAAGATCTTCCATACCCACCATATCGCCCACTCAACATGCATTATAATGAAGGAGGATCATCTCCTATCGATTCGCTGGAGACATCATGCTCGAACGAGACTTCCAGGCCAAGCTCATCAAGGAGATCAAGAACCGGCTTCCGGGCAGTATGGTTTTGAAGAACGACCCGAACTACAAGCAGGGTGTTCCTGATCTCCTAGTTCTCCATCGAGACCGATGGGCCGCCCTCGAGGTGAAGGCCTCCCCCAAGGCCAAGCACCGCCCGAATCAGGATTGGTATGTATCCAAGATGGACGACATGGGCTACGCCGCGTTCATCGATCCGTCCAACAAGGAGCACGTTTTAGATGAAGTTCAACGATCACTCGAGGCTTGAGGGCGCACACGCATTTCTGAGCGCCAGCAAGTATCACTGGGTGAACTATGACGATGCCAAGTTGATCGAGTCCTACCGCACGGCCCAGGCCGCGGCTATCGGAACTCGCCTCCACGCAATGGCCGCCGAGCACATTCGTCTCGGCATGCGCATGCCCCGCAACAAGGTGACGTTCAATGCCTACGTGAACGACGCCATCGGGTACCGCATGACCCCCGAGCAAGTTCTTTACTATTCCCCGAACGTCTACGGGACCGCTGACGCCATCCGCTTCTACGAGGATTCTCGATTTCTCAGGATTCACGATCTGAAGACGGGGACGACTCCGGTCAGCATGACCCAGCTCAAAATCTATGCAGCCATCTTCTGCCTGGAGTACGACGTCCGTCCCGGCGATATGTCTGCGGAGCTGCGGATCTACCAGAACGACGAGGTGATGATCGAAGAGCCCGATGTTGATGAGCTCGGGCATATCGTCGACAAGATCGTTCATTTCAACAAACTTATCGAAGACATTAAGCTCGAAGATGCCTGAGGGCTAGAGCAGGAGGTTCAATGCTTCCGGAAGATATTCTCGTTCACTACGGTACTCCCCGCCATTCGGGACGGTACCCCTGGGGTTCCGGCAAGGATCCTTACCAGAGTGCTAAAGGCTTCTTCGCCGAGAGACAGCGCCTTCGCGACCAGGGCCTGAGTGACACCGAGATTGCTCGAGGCTGGGGAATGTCCACGACCGAGTTCAGAGCCATTGGAATGCACCTCGGCGAGGAGAAGCGGGCGGGTGACATTTCGCGAGCCGTCCGCATGAAGCAGGCCGGACTTCCGAACACGGTCATCGCCGAGAAGATGGGGATCAACGAATCCTCAGTTCGCAACCTCCTCTCCAAGGACACTCGTGAGACTAAATCCAGCGTCAACAGGACTGCGGATATTCTGGCGGAGCAGGCTAAGAAGCACAAGTACATCGAGTACGGCGCCGGCGTTGAGCTCAACATGGGATGTTCCGACGCAACGCTTCGCACGGCGGTAGAGGTTCTCAAGCAGCGCGGGTACGTCACCAACGAGGTCTATATCAAGCAGGCCGGGAGCGATAAGTTCACCACGCTCAAGGTCCTCTCGCCTCCAGGAACGAAGCGCTCCGATCTGATGGCCAACCGCGACAAGATCCGGACACCCGGTATCGCCGCGGACCTGGATGGCGCATTCACCACCGGGATCAAGAAGCCTTCGTCCATCTCGTCCAAGCGGATCAAAGTTCGCTACGACGAGGACGGCGGCACGGACATGGATGGTGTCATTCAGATTCGCCGCGGGGTGAAGGACCTCTCGCTCGGCAACAGCACCTACGCCCAGGTTCGAATCGCCGTGGACGGCACCCACTACCTCAAAGGCATGGCCATGTACAGCGATGACATGCCCAAAGGCGTGGACGTCGTTTTCAACACGAACAAGAAGAAAGGGACCCCCAAGCTCGGCCCGAAGGACAATACCGTCCTGAAGCCGATGAAGAAGGATCCCGACAATCCGTTCGGCGCCACCATCCGCAAGCAGCTGTACTTCAAGGGCAAGGACGGTAAGCGGAAGCTGTCGGCGATCAACATCGTCAACGACGAGGGGACCTGGGACAAGTGGAGCCAGTCTCTTGCTTCCCAATTCCTTTCGAAGCAGTCCCCCCTTCTCGCCAAGAAGCAGCTCGCCAAAGTGCGGGAGTCGAAGCAGAAGCAGTACGACGACATCATGAAGCTGACGAACCCGAGCCTTCGAAAGAAGCTGCTCATTTCGCTGGCCGATGATTGCGACTCGGCGTCTGTTCACCTCAAGGCCAAGGCCCTCCCCGGTCAGAGTTCGCAGGTTATTCTTCCTCTCCCCCACATGAAGAAGAATGAGATCTACGCGCCGAACTATCGGGACGGCGAGATTGTATCGCTCGTTCGTTATCCGCATGGCGGAACTTTCGAGATCCCCCAGCTCGTCGTGAATAACCGTAACAGGAAGGCTCGACGCGTCCTCGGGCAGGTGACTGACGCTGTCGGTATTCACCCCAGCGTTGCCGAGAGACTCAGCGGTGCCGACTTCGACGGAGATAGCGTGGTGGTCATTCCGCATCGCGGCAAGACCAGGATCAAAGCCACCAAGCCGTTGAAAGGGCTGGAGGGCTTCGATCCGAAACGGGCGTATCCGAAGTACGACGGGATGAAAGTCATGTCCGACACCCAGACTCAGATGGGCAAGATCAGTAATCTTATCACGGACATGACTATCAAGGGGGCCAGTGAGCAGGAGCTGGCCCGGGCTGTTCGCCACTCCATGGTCGTTATCGACGCGGAGAAGCACCAACTCAACTATAAGCAGTCCGAGCGCGACAACGGTATCGCCGCCCTCAAGAAGAAGTACCAATCCGGCGGAGCATCCACCCTCATCTCGAGGGCCAGCGGAGAGAAGCGCATACCCAAGCGCAAGGCCCGCTCTGCTCGAGAGGGCGGGGGTATTGATCCGAAGACCGGCAAGAAGGTGTGGGTCGAAACCGGCGAGAGCTATATCGATCCCCGGGGCAAGAAGGTGCTGCGCACTGAGAAAGCCCCCCGCATGGCTCTGACGGATGACGCCTACTCCCTGTCTTCGGGCACCCGGATGGAGAACCTGTACGCCGAGCACGCCAACTCGCTCAAGGCCCTGGCCAACAAAGCGAGGAAGGAAGCGGTGCTGCAGCCCCGGGTCAAGAAGAACCCCCAGGCCGCCCGGCGTTATTCTCGAGAGGTGGCTGAACTCAAGGCCCAGATCAATGTGGCCCGTAAAGCGAAGCCCCTGGAGAGACAGGCCCAGGTTATTGCTAACGGCGTGGTCGATGCCAAGGTGCGTTCAAATCCCGACATGTCTTATAAGGACCGGGCCAAAGTAACGGCCATGGCGTTAAAGACCGCCCGTCAAAGACTGGGGTACGATAGAAACGCCACCCGTATCCGCCCCACCCCCCTCCAGTACCGGGCCATCCAGGAGGGTGCTGTGTCGCAGTCGATGATTGATCAAATTCTCGAAAGCGCAGATTTGGATCACCTCAAATCTTTGGCCATGCCCAAGCAGACCCAGCCCCTCACAAGGCGCCAGGCGAATCGCATTTCCATTTACAGGAAGAACGGTTCGACCGTCGCCGAGATCGCCGATGCCCTGGGCATCAGTCCTGCTAGAGTTCGAGAGTATCTTTCGGGTACTGCTACAGTGGTCTAGCCACAGGACTCTGCAAACGAAGCTTCTCTGAGCTTGCGTTCCGTTGTTTCCTGATCCTGCAGAGAAGCTCTCTCCGGCCTTCACTCCATACAGTGTCTCTGAGAAGGCCTTCCGCATAGGGCCTCTATGGCGGCTCCTGCACAAGGGGGTCTCCGTAGGGGCCCTGTGCACACCTGTTCGTACACACTATCACAGCAGAGGTGGTGCACCCCTACCATGCAGGCTGCTAGGCTTACTACACTGGACAACCCTTACGATCCATTCGATTCATTCTATCAATGGTATGAGTGGGACGAGGCACATGGGTACCACACCACCTCCTACCTGGGTAGGGTGGCATGGACTAGTGACGAACTGTCTGAAGCTGATGAAGTTCTTGCAACGAATCAAGCGATCGACGAGATCATCGAGCTCGACTTGACAGGAAACTACAAAAAGGTTGAATCGAGAGAAAGCTGAAAGTTCGAATCTTTCTATTTCTATTTTCAGCCGAACGGGGGGAGAGGGGTCGCACGATCGACACCCCCCCGGGCTT